TAGGTCTATTGCTGTAACTTCTAATTCGTTTGATAGTTTTATCCAACCATCTTTGAACATCTGCTCCACACATACTCCAGCCATCTACACGTTGTAGGCATACTAGTATATGACTACCATTAGATCTATAAGGAACTAAATTAATTCCTAGTCGTTGGCTAATAGACTGCCAACGCTTAGGATCTAGCTTATTGTCAAAGTAAAATCCTGTGGTTGGAAATATGCCATTAAGGCTGTATCTTAGGTAGTAATTCTGCAATTCAGGATTTGAAAACTGAAATAAATTGCTATCAATAACAATGGTGTTTGGATTGTTATCTAAGATTTGTCTTCTTAGTGCAAGGTGAGGTCTAGAAATATCTTGATGAACATAACCTTGTATCACTGCTACGTCACTTTGAACGTAGCGATGATCATTAATAAATTCTACACTATCTCCGGATAGAGACACACCTTGTCCAAATCTTCTTAAGACGGCCAGTTTTATTTCGTTTTTATTTGCCGGAACTGCTGCTAGGTAAATTGCTAGTTTCATTTAATATTGCCCATGCATAACCACTTCTCATTTCTTCTTCAGTGAATTGAGAATAAGCCAAATGTGCTGCCCATTCTTCAACTTCATCCAGAGTTGGAACATACGGTGTTTCAATTTCCGATAAAGATTGTTTACACAGATTTTGTGCAGCATTGGGTCCCAATGTGATTGCAGGTTTACCCAACAACAATGCTTCTGTTGCGGCAATACTATTAAATGTGACCAAGCAATGAACATCATTTGATAACGCCATTGCTAGTGTATCATCGTTTTGTCTAACTGATCTACTTTGTTTTAATCTTGTAATGATTGGTCTATCGGTATAAGATTTTAATGTTGTTAGTGTTTCTTCCATCCATTGATCTAAATCTAAATCAAAGAATTTCATAACTTTGGCACTAGGAGGACATAACAAAACATTCCTGCCTCGTCTAAATTTAGTTGGTTGCCAACCAGTGGCTGCTAGTCTATCTCTAGGTCTATGTACTGTTGGATAAATGTTTTGCAAATGATTTTTTGTTATTCTGTGATAGAGTTTACGTTTACCATTTCCAAAATATCCGGTATCGATGTAATAAAAATCTCTGCCTTTTTCCCAGCAAGAGTGTATTTGCTTACGCTTGGCAATACCTCTTATAGCTACAGGAGTCATTTGATTTTCTATCATGTCCCAGGTTGTTATTTGGCCACCTGCGCCGAGTATAAAGTTTTCTAACATAGGATCGTATATATTTCCTTTTCTTGCATATCTAAATTCACTATCAACAGCGTATACTCTGTTAGGAGCTACATTGTCTAATTGATCGATTAGATCTTGTTTAGTTACTGGATAGTATTCATTATTTGGATCAATTCGGTATTGACACATCATATCAACCACTCTATTGATTTCATTAGGCAGTGACTCGTACTTGTGTTTGGGAGGAGGTGAAGTTTTACTTTGAACATATTCAGCTCTCATTCTTTCCCAGTGGTATCCGTACTCGCAATGTTGATAATTTTCAAACCACGGCCCGCCTTCTGTATAATGTATTAACTTAGGTTTACCGTCTTTTGGTTCGTGATAGTGATTAACTAGCCAGTTGTATTGACAATTGAGTTCACCAATCATATCATCTTTTAACCAAGAAAATCTATGCAAGAATTGACCTGTTTCTTTATTAACTAGGCCAGTAGTTAATTTTTGATTATTAGGATGACCGCAATTCCACAGGATCATCGAGCTCCAGTTTTTTCTAGGATAGGCCAATTGTTTTTGCCCGTCCATCTTTACGCCTTCTGGCGGATTATAATCGTGTTTGACAACCATAGCAGCATATCTATTATCTGCAAGGGCAAATATTTCTTCTATGTTAATTTGGAATAAAAAGTCGCAGTCGACAAACAATGCCCAATCTTGATAATTGCATAGGTGTGGTACAAGAAATCTAGTAAATGTAAATTCTGTACTAGATAAAGGATCGTTATCTCTCCAATATAACTTTTGTTCTCGCAATTCATCTTGTTTTAAAGGAATTACTCGAGCATTTCTGTTATATTTTAAGATACTATATTCACATACATCGTATGCAATTTGTTCTCTAGAATCGTAGCCAACAAAGACTTTCATATTTTTTACTCTTTAATTTGTTCTAACATTTCTTTCGCACGACCCGAAACTAGTTCGTCGTTATGGAATTGTCCGTAGGCCAGATGACTAGCCCATGCATATATTTTATCTTGGTCTGGGTAATATGGGGTCGCAATTTGGCTAAGATCTTGGCTGGTTACAGGCTTGGCTGCACTACATGGTGCTAGGACAAATGCGGGAATTCCATACATAACAGACTCTGTAGCGGCATTGGAATTAAATGTAACCAATGCAAATACATCATCGTCTAGTGCTTGTTTTAGTGTATTGCTTATTGTTCTATCTGCTCTTAATTTAGACCTTGCCCGTATTTCTACAGGTCTATCTGTATATTTTCTAATAGTATCGATAGTTTCAACAGTCCATTTATCTAGATCTATATCGTAAAATTTACAAGGTTTTTCGTCGGGCAATGCTAACAAAATCTTCCTACCGTCTTTTTTCCAAGGTTCAATTTTCTTTTTAAATCGTTCCCATCTGTCACCGGGTCTAGGAATAATCTCATTGTCGTGTTGCAGATTATTTTTTACAATCCTATGCCAATATTTCCATCCGTTGGGATTTTGCATACTAACTTCATTGCCAAAATATCCAGTATCCATATAGTAAAATGTTCGACCTTCGGCCCAACATCTTTTCATTATTTTATGTTTTAGTATGCCTCTTAAAATAATTGGGTCAGTAGAGTCTTCGTAGACAAAGTCTTCGGTTGAAACTATAGGGCTTTTACAGCCTTTGGCAAATTTATTAATGTATTCGTCAGTGCCGTCTTTGCTTAGAAATACCCAGTTTGTCATTTGCGTTCTATATCCTCTTCGATGCATTTTTCACCGAATTGAATTTCGATAACTTTTAATGGACCGTTGCCTTTGTTGACCAATTGATGCCATTCTTCTCTGTTGATGTAGGTCTGCATGTTTTTCATTACAAAAATTTTCATCACGGTATTATCATCTGCATCTAGAGTGTTAATCGTTGCCGTACCTTCAGTTACAAACCAATGCTCAAATCTATGCTTGTGTCTTTGCATTGATAAACTCTTGCCAGGATCAACTGTGAGTTCTTTTACTTTTACATGAGGACCGTCTTCGTGTAATACACGATAATAACCCCATTGACGCTCAGTCTTAGGAGATTTCCACTCTTGCAGAATCCAGCTGCTTGAATTCTTTTTGTCTTCTCCGCCGACACCAAAGACAAACTCCAAGTGAAGCATTTCTTTAAGTAGATCCATTTCTGGAATATTTTCTTTAGTGCGATCGCCGCCGTTGGCAAAGACTATTTGAGCCTTTGGATGTATTGCTCTAACTTTTCTAATAGCGTCTTTGGCGCTATTATCGCTGTCGTCAAAGTTAATAACTCTGTCAACATTATGAAGTGCTGCGATGATAGTTGCACGTTCTTCCCAGGGCATAAATTCCTGCCCTTTCTTTCTGCGTAACCATTCATCGGAATTAACTCCAACGATCAACGAATCGCCGAGTTCTCTAGCTGCCTTAATATAGGCAATGTGCCCAGAATGAAGGGGGTCGAAACCCCCTGTGATTAATACAATGCGTTTCATACAGATATTTATCTGCGCATATTATAATGAATTTAAAGAGTGGCGTCTTCAAGCCCTGCTGTACGCAGTTTGACAATGTTAGATACTTGCCACTGTTTAATGTCAAGTGCTTTAATTATGCCTAACCATTTATTGCGTAGTAGGGCAAAGTCGTTGATGATTTTTTCAAAGTCAACTACATCGGCCTCGCCTTCTACAAACTTTTCACAGTCTCTAGAAGACAAGGACCTTTGGTAGTTTTCTAAGTATTTACGAAAATGTTGACTACGAAGTCTGCGGAGTTCAATGTTAAGATATTCTAAGATTCCTTCAATTTCTTGAAGTTGGTTAAAACGATTCTCAACAATGCCAGGCATATTGGCAGCGGCTCTTTCAAGGTTTCCCGCTATGCGAACATCATTCTTTGCTGCCAGTAATTCGGCCTCATAGTATGCCACGGCATCTGGTATATGAGAAATGTCTTTACTAACCTTGTCATACCAATTCATTTATTCCTCATCTTCATAAGAGTCATCTTCGTCTTCGATCTCTTCGCCATCGGTAGCATAATCAATCGCATCATCTAGATATCCATCAACTCCAATTAGGTCTTTTAACACACTTTCTTTAATACCATAATCTAATAGTGTATTAACAAAGTCTGCGGCTAAATCTTTGCGATATTTTTCTGGAATGTGCTCTATAACTAATGTCCAAATATCTGCGATTAAGTCTTCTTTCATTGGTTGACCTCCAAGTCTGATTCAACTGTAGTAGTTATCTCAGAAGTGGATTTTTCACCATGTTTTGAAATATCTTCCATTGCCTTATCAAGTCCTTGGTTGTCATTGCGTTCCCATGCCTTACGGAACTGTTTAATGATTTCGCCATCACTAGTTGTATAGACAAGACTGTTTCCTTCTTTCTTGAGCATGCCTTTGGCTTCAAACAAGTCGACCAGTCCACTATATGGATTCATACCTGTTTCATAAGGAATCTTAACCTGTACACTTTCAAATGGTTTAGCATAGCGTGTTTTCATTACCTTACAGGCGGCACGAATACCTTTTACTTCGCTAATCTTGTTACCATCTTCGTCTTCTTTGAGTTTCAATTTGCGCATGGCTACTACGATTGAACTTGCATAGATAAAACCTTGACCGCCACTAATCTTGTCATCTGGATCAAACATATCTTGTGAAGCGTAGGTGTGATTGGTAGCAACAAGGCCAATGTTATGACTGCCAAACATATTAACACAGTTACGAACAAGTGCGGTCAATGCCTTAGGCTTACGGCCCATATCACCTTTCAAATCACCTGCTTCAAACTGATTAACGTCTGTTGGTGTCAGCAACATACCCAACGAATCAATAACAAAAAGGATCTTAGGACGATCTTCTTCGTTCATTGTTTTATATTCTGCAATAAACTCAACAATGGTTTTTGCCACATCATCGATCATGGCCATATTCAACTTTAACAGTTTATCGGGGCTTGTATCTACGCCTAGAGCATGTAGCCATTTTTCATCTAGAGCATTTTCTGTATCAATTAAGATTGGATAAATGCCTTGTTTCTGTGCGTTCTTGACTAGATTACCTGAACAGATAAAACTTTTACCTGCACCTGATTCTCCAGCAAACACAGTTACTTTACCTAGAGGAATACCTCGGTTAAAGTCACCGCTGATAAGATAGTTTAATGCATAGTTGTTTGTACTAACCCAGTCTGTAGGGTCGTTAAAGCCAATACTAAGTCCTTCAATACTCTTAGTAATTGATTTCCTAAATTTACTAATATCAAATGCTTTTGCCATTATTCACCCTTTGGTAGTTTTTTTGGACTTACAACAATGTCTTCACGACCAATTGCCTTAAGCCAAGTGTTTAGTCTGTTAATTATAACACTATCATCCTTGGGGTTGTCAAATCTAACATCGATGTCTGCTACTGTGTCGCCGGTTTGATCTTCTCTGCTGTTAAAACTCAAAGAGAAGTTCTCATTAATTTTTTGTGTTCTTGCCATTATTATTCTCCTACGATGAAAGAGAGTACGAGCAAAGGCTCGTACTCTATTGGCGTTTACTGTTTGTTACGATTGCGAATCATAGCCAAGATGTCTTGGGCACGACTAGCACCTGCATCACCTGCAGGAGCAGCAGCCGGAGCAGCCTTGGCCG